AAGTGAATACATTATATCTGTTGCATCATCACCCTCTTTGCCGAGTTTGATTGGTTTGGACATAAGTTTCTTCAACTCTGCCTTTGCCTTTGGTGAATCTGGAAGAGCCCATGTACCTTCTTTAATATCATCAATAGATGCACCCATATCACCGATTGCAAATGTTACTTTACCATCTCTCTTGTATAGGAACTTCTTGACTGCCTTCTCATTACCTTTAGTAACAAGAGTAACCTTTTCAACTCTGCCTTTGTTTACTGTGTTTTTTGATTTCACAATATACTCTACAAAGTCCTTGCCTTGATTAATAGTAGAACTTGTTTTGAGTTTGATGGTTTGACCTTTCTTTAGTTTGTCGAATATCTTATTCAACTTGGGGTCATCCATCTTCAACTCATCAATTTCGATTTCTTCACTAAAATCGAACTCAGTAGAAGTATAATTATCAGTTATTTTTTTCCTTATAACATCATATCCAGCTTTAGATAAATCTTTGAAAAACCTTTGAACATCTTTACCACCAACATCATCTTTAACATTGAACTTACTAAGGTCATCAGCATGGTAATCACGCAATTTGTATTTTTTAACTAGTTTATTAATAACTTTTACATGAGGTTCTTTTCCAGTTGTTATAGGTTTCTCGTCTGGAGCATCTATTTGAAACTCTACACCAAAAGTTTTTGTTACTTTTTTCTTTTCATCAATTTCGATTTCTTCTTCAATCTCTTCTTCGATGTCCTCATTCTGTCTTTTCAGAACGGCGGCAACTTGTGGGTGGTCAGACAATCCTCTTTTAATCTTTTCGATTGCATTGACAGCACCTGTCATATTTCCACCAGCATATCTTTTGTCTGATGCAATACCGATTGCCATTTTAATTTGTTTTGATGAGAACCCTTCACGAATCTCTTGCAGGGCCTCAGTCATTGTTGAACTGTATCTAGTCATTTGTTTCTTCCCATATTTTTACAACAAGTTTCCCTGTTCCTTTTATTAATCTATGATACTCCATCTTCGGTATCTTGTATAGTCTGCCACGTTCTAGTGGTTCTGGTTTCTTGTTATCAAGTTGTAACTGCCAACCAGTACCTTCTACAACCGTTACTTCCCTAGTGTGTTCATCTCTGTGCCACACCAGTTCACTACTGTCAACTTCCTCATCAAACCTTCTGATAATCATTCCATTATCATAAGATTGAGTGTATGGTCTACCAGAAGAAATTGCCGCCACCACTCAAACCAAGTTGTTTAGCATAACGTGGAAGATTGCACGCCCAATATGATGCCTTGGTTTTGTCCTTTGCATTTTCACAATCGTGACGGGCAGCAAAACTCTTTCTTGCTTCCTTGTCATTCAACTTAACTTTCAGTCCAGTTGTATCTCCCCATGTGACTTTCTTGACATTACCTGTTGATGGGTCTTTGACGTACACATAGTACTTCTTGGGCCCACCCACTTTTGGTTTGTTTAGTTCTACATCTTTCTCTTCAGATATCATAGGGCAGTCCAATGGAACGTGTTCCCCTTGATACATATCATACTTTCCAATATCACCTTCCATAAGTTCTTTATCAAAACCTACAGGATTATAGACACCGATATTATAGGCATCTCTCTTCTCTTGGAAAAACTCGTAATACTTTTCTGAACCTACACGATACTCGTTAGATTCAATCAAAGTTGATTCTGCTACACAATCATCACAACATGATTCATGTTTCTGAAACGGTGTCATCTTACGAGCATGATCGGCAAAGTCTTTTCCAATCTCGTAAGTCTCTTTCTTACCCTTGTGTTGTTTCCACAAGTCTGCATCACCAGTAGTTCTTGTCTTACCGCCTGAGATAAAAGAGTTTACTCTTGCATGGCCCCATTGCACAGCAGTTGTGCCTGGGCGATGTCCACCCTTCCATGCAGCAAGTCCTCTATCAAATACTTTCTTTAGAATACCAAGTGAAATACCAGAAGCGTCTGCTTTCTTTTGTAGTGACTTTGTTGCACTCTCATCTACCGTTTCTTTGTACAAATCAGGGAACAACTTTTTCATCTTGTTTGTATACTTGGATGGTTTAGTTTTTGCAGTTGCATCGCCAGGCGCTGGTTTGTATGCAGATTTAGTATCGTCATCCTTCTTTGCCTGTTTTTTGAAATGAGCATCTCTCTTGTCCTTTGTGGACTTTGCCATCTCATCACCCTCAGCATCTTTTGCAAAATACTTAGCGGGTTGAGTTCCCTTTTTCTTTTTGAGGTCTGGATCTTCTTTTTCTGAAACTTCCTCATCTTTTGGTACACAGTTCGGCACCATCTTACCATTCTTCTTTTTCATACCAACTTGTTTGTGAGTATCCCAACAAGGCCCATCCTCAGCAAGTTCCAGTTCGTACAACCACTTCTTATATGTAATACCGTTCTCAGCAATAAAGGTAACGTAGTTTGTTCCTCTACGAATAATACTTCCTGTAACACCAGTGTATGTATCTGTAACCTCTTCACCGATTGTAAAGATTTTACCTTCGACATACATATCACGAATTACATCTTCTTCTGTCTGCTGTACTTGGTGTGTGATAAATGATTCACGAATACCCATGTGTTTACGAACATCCTTGAACAGAGACATACCATTTTTGAATGTTGATGGTAATCCTTGTTTGAATGAATCAAAATCATCTGCACCAGCGGCAGCACGCATTTTAGATGCAGACATTCCTGTTACACCTTCTGCGTCTGGATCACGTTCACCAGCAGATACAACTTCAATATTATCGAACCCATAGTAACCGTGTCGTGCATCTGTACCATTGTAGGTATTCAATAGTTTCTCAAACTCATCTACTCTATCAGAACCAACAACCATAACGATTGATTTATGTCCTTTGTTATAGAGTGATACTGCAACCTCAAATACATTTCTCGCCTTATCGACAACAATGTTCCTTGCGTGTTTTGGGAACATCTTCTTCATGTATGCAACTTTTTTAGTATACGGCAGTGGGTCTTTCTTTACGTTTTCTGAATGAGATGCAAAAACATAGTATGGAGCGCCAGGGTTCTTACCTGTCTCTGCTTTCAATTTGTCCAACAGTTTTTCGTGTCCTGTTGTTGGTGGATTGAATCTACCAAAAGTGAATACACAAGTATCCCCTCTTGCTTCTCTAATATCTGAAAACTTCTTCATTACTTATCCCAACTCTTAATCGCAGTAAAGTTATTAAAACTAAATTCCATTCTATCTACCAGTTTGACTGCACCGCCGGAAACTCTATCAATTGCAACATATCCTTCTGGATTGACTGCCTTAAAACCATTGTTAGTTTTAATGAAAGTTCCAATGCTCTTTACAGTATTTAGTTTACTCACAATCCCCATCTTTGCATCCACAATGAAGTTTTGGAATGTGATGACATTTGCAAGGTTAGACGTATGTTTCTTTAGTTCTCTTATTGTTTCTTTTTTCTTTACCTCAAGCGCTTCTTTGTTTTTAGGTGTCTTGAGTTTATCAATCTGTTTATCGAATACACTCTCTACCCAAGGCAGATATCCCTTTGCATGAGCAGATGCATTAGTAATCTTTTGTCCTTGACGAACTTTACTGTTGTTGTACGTTTTCAATGACGCACCAGCAAGATTACCTGTGAATGCGTTTTGCATTGCAAGGAACTTAGTAAGTAGGGGAGAGTTGATTTTTCTGAATGTAGTACCAGCACCAGATAATGATGCAGTAACCTTTTCGGTTTCTGATGCAGTCATTGTTGCAGAACCAGATACATCCTTGTAGGTTGCATCGTCCATCCAGACTGAAGCAGGTTTATTCATTCTACTGATATTTGCACCAAACGATGCTTTCATATCTTGTAGTGCAGTACCAGTATATGTGGTATGCCAGACAACACCAATCTTTGCAGCAGCAATCTTCTTACCCAAGTCTGAGTTTACATCGACTGCATATACAATAGTGTTTGGTTGAAATGTGTGGTAGGACTTGCCGTCAATAGTTTCTTTGGATACATCATCAGTGAACATCAAGTCACCTTGAAGAACACCAGTGATACCCAACTTAGAAAACTCTGCAAGTGCAATCTTAAACTTAGAATTCAATGCACCAGATAAATCAGCGTCAATCTCTGCAACTGATTTGTATAGTTTTGGGTTTACGTTGAATACAGACTTCTTTGCAACAAAGAACTTGCCATCTTCTGGATCAATACCAGCAAAGATTGCAGGCGCACCATCCCACTTAACGGTCATGTTTACAGAGGAACGATTTGCACCCGCCAACATATCACGCAAAGACCGTACAAAATTGATAGAGCCTCGTGCTCCATCAATTCCGAAATTAAGAATTTCGTCCTCTATATGTTCTAGGTGTAGATTCTTCCCGCCTTTATCTTCGACAAGGAAGTTTGAAAAGTTTAACATTTACACATTGTCCATTCATACAAATAATTACCTTACTATTTATAATAACACAATTATTCACGAATGTCAAGTCTATAACTTTTCAAGAATTTTGGCAATGTTCTATCACCAAATGGTTTAGTTTTATTGATTCGTTCTGATAACATCTCTGCATCAATCTTTTTAGCAAAGACAGACACAATGTCATTCGTTGGAAACTCTACGACTTCCCAATTCTTTCCGTTCTGTTGCACAAAGTATTTTGGTTGTTTATACTTTGATGTCCTCAAATTTTTCATAAGTCTTGCTCTTTCCAAGACCCACTCCGAAAGTCGTTTTATCAAATGCTGGTTCATCTTCCTGTCCACTGTCAATAATGTCATCCTGTGCTTCCTGTTCGCAATCGTATAGTTTCATTCGTGCCCTGTCGATGCCTACAACAAACCGTTTGTTGGTGCCAGGGTCATTATATCGGTTCTTCAACTGTTTCACCATAATCTGGTTTAGAGATTCTAGTTCTTCTGTCGAGATGAGGGCAAACATAAGGTCTGCCGTAGCAGGTAAACCAAAACTCTCTGATGTATCTTCCAAACCCACATCTGAATTGGCATACCCACCTCTTGTCGTTTGTGTTGCCGACATAATTGGTACATTATTTTCAACTGCAAGGCCCCTAAGTTCCTCTGCAATCGCTTTGATATAAAAATACGATC